CGACGGCGCCGAAGATGAAGCTCTACAGTTCATGGATCGGCCGTCGTTGCCGCGCACCGGGCAAACTGTTGTCGATGAGTGCGACTCGAATCAGCCGGCGCCGATCAGCGATAGCGATGACATCGCCCCCTCGGTACGTTCGGCGATTTTCCTTCTGGCGCAAGGCATGTTCGAAGCGAAAGACACGGCGGAAATGATCCTGATTCGCAAGGCGGCCGAGCTCAAACTGATGCCGTACCGGAACAATCTGGGGGTGTGATGCTGTCGCAACGCCTGCGCCATCGGATCATCATCGCTCGTCAGCTGCTGCTGGACGATGGCGAAGCGACAGACGATACCGTTTGGCTTCCGATCGTCGACAGCGAGCCGGCCGAAGTCGTGCCGCTGTCGGGCCGCGAATACGTGGCCGCCGCGGCGACGCAGGCGCAGGTCGACACGCGGATCACGATCCGGCGCCGGGCCGACCTCAAGGCTTCCGATCGCGTCGAACACGAAGGGGCGTTCTACGACATTCGGGCGATCTTGCTCGACCCGTCGCTGCGTCGCTACATGACGTTGATGTGCCAATCCGGGGTGAACGGTGGTTGACCGAACCGAATTCAAGCTGACGGGCGCCGACACGGTGCTCGACATGCTGCGCCAGTTGCCCGACGAAGTCGTGAGCAAACGCGGCGGCCCTGTGAAAACGTGGCTACGCAAGGGCGCGAAACGCCTACAGGCGAAAATGCTCGTGCGGCTCGAGCACGTCACATCGAACGAAACGACGCACCCGGAGCGGGAAAACACGGACACGTTGAAACGCTCGAGCATCGTGACGCGCGGCAAACCGCCAGCCGACGGCAAGGGGGAGCGATACCTTGTTCGCTGGAAACGTGTGACCTACTCGCGCGCCGGGAAGCCGGTCACGACGCACAAGACGGCGCAACTGCTCGAGTACGGCAGCGGCGATCAACCGGCCGAACCGTTCATTCGTCCGACGGTGCAGGCGGAAGGGCAGGCGACGGTCGACTACATCGTGGCCGGCCTGGTCGCCGACGTCGACCGCATCGCGCAGCGACTGCTGAAGGGCTGACATGCTGCCCCCGGTCAAAACTACTCTGCTGGCCTCGAGCGCCGTCGTCGCGCTCGTGGCGCAGCGCATCTGGCGTCACAACAACGCGCCGCAAGCGATCGTCGCCGACGCCCGCGCGCAGGGGCTCGGTTACGTGACATGGTTTCTTGTGACGGGTGATCCGCAGAACACGCTGTCGGAGTTGCCTAGCAAGGATCGCATGACCATTCAGGTCGACTGCTGGCACCCGAGTGACGGGCAGTGTGAACTGCTGGCGATCAACGTGCGCAACGCAATCGAGCCATACGCGTACATGACGGGTCAGCCGATCGACGGCCGCGACACTGCGACGAAACTTTATCGGATGGCGCTGCAATTCGACTGGTTCGTCGATCGCCCATTGCCCGAGCCTACCAGTTGACCGCATAATCCGTGCAGCCCACAGGGCGTAAACGGAGTGCAATCATGACTGTTGGAACCGTCAAAACCCAAGGCACCGAGCTTTGGGTGGTCAACCCGATCAGCGGCAGCGAGCCGGATCTTCTGAAGTTCGCGTGCCCGACCGGCATTCAAGGGCTCGGCGGCCCGAAATCGCAGATCAACGACACCTGTCTCGACGCGACAGACGACGAAACCTTTCAGGCTGGCCTCGGGTCGCCTGGTCAGGTTACGGTGCCGTTCAATTTCATTCCGTCGAACAACTCGCACCAGATTCTTTTCGACCTCAAGGAACTGGGCACCCGACTCCCCTGGATCATCGGCCTGTCGGACGGCACCGCGGCGCCGACCGTCGCGACCGATGGCACGTTCGTCCCCCCGACGTCGCCGAACCGCACGACCATCGGCTTCACGGCATACATTGCCGACGTCAACATCGACATTGCCGGGAACGACATCGTCAAGGGCACGATGCTGCTGCAGCGCAGCGGCCCGGTTGTCCCGCATTGGAACGGCCCGACGCCGACCTGATGCGATGGACGCCGACCTGTTCGTAAGCGAGCAGGCGGTGGAAAGGACGGTCAGGCTGGCCGGGAAACCGCGAACCATCTGGATTCGTGAAGTCTCGCACGCCGACTGGTTCAAGTACGCCGCCATTGCTCGAGCCGATTCGCTGGAAACCCAATCCGGCGCCCAAGCGTTCATCGTTTCCAAGTCATTGTGCGAGCCTGACGGCAAGCTGTCGCTCACTCTCGAGCAGGCAGCGAACCTCAAATCGCACGTGCTCGCGGCGCTGCAAACCGTCATTCTCGATTACCGGAAGGAGCAAGCTGCGACGTCGGGAAACGAGACGCCGCCCGGGGTGACGACTTCTGGCGAGTCTTAGCCCTCGCGCTCGGCGGCCGATCGGTTGCCGAGTGGAAAGCGCGGATGTCGTTGCGTGAGTACGAAGGATGGATCGAATATTTCAATCGGCATCCGTTCGACGACTTGCACCGATACCATAGGCCCGCGCTTGGTGATACGTTGATTCGGGGCGGCGTTGCGTTCGATCGGGTTATCGAGTGGATGCGAGACGACATGACGACGAAGGCGAACGAACCGACGGCAGAAGAGGCAGACGCGAACACGCTGCGCGCGTTGGGGTTGTCACGACCGAAGGGGAAGTAAATGGCGGCCGGCTCGATCGTAATCGACTTACTTCTCAAGACCGGCTCATTCGAGACGGACACTACGCGCGCAGAGAAGCGACTCAAGGCGTTTCAAAAGCAAGTCGAATCGACCGGCAAAGCGATTGGCACTGCGATCGGTGCCGGCGCGGTGCTGGCAGCTGCCGCGTTCGAAGCCCTGATTGCATCTACCGGCGACCTCAAAGACCTCGAGGAACAAACCGGCGCGCTCGCCGCCGACCTCGGATCGCTCGCGATTGCCGCATCGGTGGCCGGCACGTCGGTCGCTGACATCGCTGCGCAGGCGAACAAGCTGACGAAGAATCTGTCGGGCGTCGATGATGAATCGAAGGCGGCCGGCGCGGCGCTCGCGGCGCTCGGCATCCCGATTGAAGAGTTCAAGAAGCTCGACCCGGTCGGGCAGATCGATGCGCTGTCGAAAGCGTTTAACAGTTTCGCCGATGGTTCGCAGAAGACGGCCGTTGCCATGGCGCTGTTCGGGAAGAATGGCGCGGCGATGCTCAACGTGTTCAAGGAGCTCGACGCCGAGGGCGGCCGGAATGCCATTCTGACGCAGCAACAGATCGAGCTGGCCGACGAATTCATCGACCGTCAGAAGCGGCAGGCGGCGACGATCAAGGCGTACGCGCAGGCCGGCGCCACTGACCTCCTGCCGGTGTTGAACGATCTGACCGCGGCAGCGAAAGAAGTTGCGGCCGAGTTCTTCGGCATCGACGCTGCAGGCAAGAAGCTGGCAGGCGAATCCCCCGTGAAGGCATTCGGCGAGACTGCCGTCGACGTGCTGGCATTCGTCGTGGACGCTGCCCAAGGCGTGGTACGCACGTTCCAAGCGGTGGGTGTGGGCATCGCTGGCGCAGTCGCAGCAATTGAATCGGCACGACGTCTGCAGTTCAGCGCTGCGAAAGATATCGCACAGCAGACCGCACGCGATATCGACGCCATTCTGTCGCCCGAGTTGTTCTCGGCGCGCTTGGCGCGCATTCGGGCCGCTTCCGTTGCGGCCGGCCTGGCCGATCCGAACCAGTCGTCGGCCGAGTCGGCCCGCCTGGCACGCAAGCCCCAACTGTCGTTCAATGGCGCAGAGAAAGGCGGCAAGTCGGCCGCTCAGAGTGAAGCCGAGCGCTACCTCGAGACGTTGCAGAAGCAGGCCGAGAAGACGCTCGAGCTGTCGACCTACGAACAGGCGCTGCTCGATATCCAACAGAAGCGGATCAAGGGTCTGACGCCCGAGCTCGAGAAGCAGATTCTGGCGCAAGCTCAGTTCAACGACCTGAACAAACAGGCGATCGACTTCCGTACGGCCGAAATCGAAGTCAACACGAAGCGCGCGCGCATGCAGCTCGACGAGCTCGACGCGATCACGAAAAGCAACGTCGAGCTGCAGAAGGAAATCGACTTGCTCGGGCTGGATGCTCAGGGCTTGCTGGCCGTCGAGCTGCAGCGCGTGCGCGTCACGAAGGCCGAGAAGGAAGCGACACTCGCCAAGCAAGAGGCACTCGGCATCGACGAGAAGCAACTGCAAGTGCTGCAGGCCGAAATCGAAGCGCTGCAGAAGCGCGAGTCACTGCTACTCGAGAAGGGAGACAAGCAAGCCGACATCGAGGCAGCGAAGGCGAACACCGATGCGCTCGCGAAGGACGCCGGCGCGGCGATGTCCGAATCGATTGCCGAAGGCATCCTCGACGGCACGCGCAAGGGGCTCGACTTTACCGACGTGTTCGTTCGCGAGTTGAAAGCGCAGTTCGCAAAGACAATCCTCGCGCCGATCATCAAACCCGTTGTCGACGCTCAGAATCAGGGCGTATCGCAAATCCTGCAGGCACTCGGCGGCCTGGCTGGACTGGGGGGCGGCAACACGACCGATTACCGCGGCACGACGCTACCGAACACGTTGCGCGGTGGCGCCGATACCGGCACGAACATGCTCGAGCGCGACATGATCACGCTTGTCCACAAGGGCGAAGCGATCGTGCCGAAGGCGTACAACCCGGCAGCGGGCGGCAAGGGTGGCGGCGGCAATATTTACATCACGAACACTGCTGGCGCCGCAGTGTCGGGGCAACGGGATCAAAACGGCGATTGGCAAGTGGCGGTCGCTGCGGCATCTGATGCGGCCTACGGGCGCGTGCGGCGTGACATGAGCAGTGGCACCGGCCCGATCGCGGTTGCGAACCGCCAGCGTAGCGGAACGGGGCCAGGCGCACTCGCGCGGCGTGGCTGATGGCCCTGCCACTGATCTTCATTCCTTCGGGCTTGCCTCTGCCTCTGGTGCGCGGGCACGCCCAGTCGATTGATGATCAGTTCGACCACGTGCCGATGCGGCAAGGCGAAGGGCGCAAGCGTCGGCTCTACACGACCTCGCATCGTGTCGCGCCGCTGATTTGGCTTCTGACTGAGGCGCAAACCCTGCTGTGGAACGCGTGGTTCGAAGAAACGCTCGACAGAGGCAATCGCGAGTTCGCATGCCCCGTTGCGAAGCTGGAGGGCCCGGCCGGCGCCGTTGAGTATTGGACCGCACAGTTCATCGATCCAGACGTCGATGATCCGATCCCCTCGCCGACGGGGCTGTGGGAAATCCGAGCGTCTGTGCTGCTGACTGGTGAACCGAGCGACACGCTACCCGATACCGGAGAGCTTGACCTAGAAACGATCGTCACGCTCGGCGGCACCGCGGCATTGACAGTGCCTGCACCGCTGACGTTGTCGACGTTGGTCACGCTAGGGGCGACAATTGGTCTATCACTTGAAACGATCGTCGATCTTGGTCAGGCTGGTTACGAGCTGCGCGAAGATGGCGGATACGAATTGCGCGAAGATGGCGGCCGAGAGCTGCGGGAGTAATAGAAATGGCTGACCTGAAAACCACGCAAGAAGACGCTGTCAGTGCGGTAGGTTTGGGCGACATGATTCGCCTTGCGCTGTTCGGTGGCGGCAATGGACGGGCAACGATTGCTCAGGTGGCCGATGCGGTCGCGAGCACGCTTCCCGGTGTGGGTGGAACGGAGCTGCGCGCGCTGACGTTCACGAGCGACACGGGCAGCACGGCCGATAGTGACCCCGGCGCCGGTCTGTTCAAGTGGAACAACGCGACGCAGTCGAGCGCGACGTTCCTCTATGTTGACAACGCCACGGCTGACGCGGTGACGATCACTGGGTTTTTCTCGAAACTGTTCCCGGGTGGCTTTCTCTACATTCAACAAGAAAGCGATTCGACCAAGTGGCAAATGTGGCGCGTCGTGTCGATCGCTGCCGGATCGGGCTACTACAAATTCGGCGTCACATTCATTGCAGGCGCAGCAATCGCCGATGACGAAACGTGCCTGTGTGATTTCAAAAGCGGAACGCGCGTCACGATTCAGATCGCGATCAGCGACGAAGCGACAGCGATTACCACTGGCACGGCGAAGATCACGTTTCGCATGCCATTCGCCTTGACATTGACCGAGATTCCTCGAGCGAGTCTGTCGGCATCGAGCAGTAGTGGCAACCCAGCATTCGACATCAACGAGGGGGGCGCGTCGATTTTCTCGACGACGCTTACGATCGACTCGGGCGAGAAGACGAGTACGACCGCTGCGACGCCTGCCGTACTGAGCGATTCAAGTCTCGCTGACGATGCCGAAATCACGATCGACATTGACACTGCTGGCACTGGCGCCAAGGGCGCGAAGATCACACTCATCGGGTTCCCGACATGAAATCCCGCCGTCGTCAGCGCGGATTTATCATCAATCCGTTCGTGCTTGCGAGCGGAAGCTCAACGCCGCAGCCGACGTTTTCGAACGTCAAGTTCGGTGCCAATTTCACCGGCACCGATGGGCAGACATCGGCCACAGATTTCTCCACCTCTGCTCGCACGATCACGTTCAATGCAAACGCACAGATCGACACGGCCGATAGCACATTTGGAGCCGGCTCGTCGTTGCTTCTCGACGGCAATGGCGACTACGTCGACATGCCCGATTCGGCCGATTGGGCGCCTGGGAACAATGTTGACTTCTGCTGGGAATTCGTTGTCAAACCGAACGGATCGTTCGGTAGTAACACCGACCTGTTGAGCCAAGCGTCTGGTGCAGGCGTCTACCCCATTCGCATCTATCGTCAGTCTGGGTCGAACGGTGGTGTCGGGGTTCTTTCGTTCAATGACGCCCCGGGGCTTGACGTCAACATTACCGGCGGTTCGCTCGTGGATAGCGCGTGGTCACACGTTGCTGTGTGCCGCGAGGGCACGACGTTGCGTCTCTACGTCAACGGCGTTCAAGTTCAAACCGCAACAGGTGTCGGGAACACGCGGGTGGATGCCGGCGACACGATGAAAATTGGAGCGTACAACCCGCCCAATGCAACGCAGTGGAACGGTTGGATTCAATGCGCGCGCTACACACTCGGTGAGGCGATCTATCTCGGCGGCACGACGTTCACGCCGCCATCGGCCCTGTTCCCGACGAGCTGATCATGACAGCGCTAGTCTACCCCGATTCGCTACCGTGCCCGCAGCGCATGCCATACGCACGCGCGGAGCGACGGGCGCTCTCGAGCATTTCGGGGCTGCGTCGCACGCGCACGCTGTGGCGCGATCAGCTGTTCACGGCGCCCGTTCAGTTCCTCATGACGTTCGAACAAATCGCGACGTGGCTTGCGTGGATCGAGAACGAACAGGTACAGGGCGGCGCATGGTTCGCTGCAACGTGGCGCGCACCGTTCGGTCGCGACGGCGTGTTTCGGTTCATCGAGTTGCCGAGCTATCCCGAGTTCGTGCCGAAGGTCGGATGGCGTGTGGCAGCCACCGTCGAAGTGCGCGGCCGTGGCATGGCGCCACAGTCGCATCGGTTTGCATGGCAGCCGGTGCTGCGCGACGGGCTGTTTCGTTACTCGCTGGTCGACGATTTCGACATCGCCGATCCGACGTTCGATGAAACAACGCTAACCGAGGCTCAGGGAACGTTTGGGGACGTGAATCCTCACCCCGTGAACGGCCCATCGTGGCCCGTCAATACGATCACTCCGCATCCCGATGCAGGCGACGTTATCTGGGTCAGAAAGACATCGACCCTCACGGACTTTATTTCCACCTGGCACGTTCATATCGTCAATGACAACGACGTGCGCATCTGGTTCAATGGGACCGAGGTGTTTGGCGTGCTCGGCGTCGGAGGGTTCGACACAACGCTCGATGTGACACCTGTTCTCGGTGACAACGTGCTCGCCATTCGAGTAGTCGAAACGCTGGGCGCCACGCCGTTCAATCATTCGCAGGCCGGCTTCGAAATCACGCGATGAGCATCACGAAACACGGCGTCACGTTCGAAGACGC